GAATACCAAGTTCAGTCATGTAAGCATCTGCACTTGAAATGACGTTAAAATCTACCGGAACGCCTGGTGTTCCAACTGCTTGATATACAGAAGTTTGCAGATTTTCGCTTGCGATAAAACGTTCAACCTTGTTTGCGAGCATCTTAGCGCGAGGAGCGTTTGCCATTTCTAGGTATGGCTCATCTCTTGCGCGATCAAACGTTAAGTTGAAACCAGTGTAATCTACCATCGTGTGATATTGCTTGCTGATTGTCAGAGGTCGAACGATTTGTACGCGATCTTCTGCTACCGCAGTTGCGCCTTCGCCGCCTAAATATCTTTCTTCAAGTCTGTAATTGATGGTTTGGCCTGTAGCGAATTTCAAATCTTTGAAATTGCCTTCTAGGCTTCGGTTTGCTGTGCGAGCAAAAGACAGACTGTTCCAAAAACGAATGAAAACGTCATCTAAAATATACTGTGTTGTACGAAACGCATTAGGCATGATAAGAATCCTCGAACAAATGAATAAAAACCCAAAACATGTGGGCACTATCTTTCTGTCCGACGGACGACAAAATACACGTCTAATTTAATTGCTCAAGAAGTGGCGCGAGAGACTATAGATACACACTTGATTTTATTATGCATCTAAGCGCACGCAAAAAGCAAGGTGGCCAAAGCGGACATTTAAATGCCCGCCTTTTTTTTAACTTTTTCGATTGTTCATAATTTTTAATCTGCGTCTTGAGTCGCTCGCAATTAAATCTTCAATCGTAGGTTCTTTTTCTGACTTGTGACGTATGCTTGCGTCTTCGTGAGTTCTGCTGACAGGCCTAGGGGTTTTCGTAGAAGCCTTCGTTTGTTTTATTCTTTCTTCGAGTTTTCCTATTTCTGAAACTTGCGCATATGGATCTGTTATCTGTGCAATGCGCTGCAATTCAGCGGGAGCTCTTTTAGACGCCGCATACATAAAAGCCGCCGGGTCTTTCATAGAGCGAGTAGCTAAAGTCATCGCGTCAGTAAAGTTTGCTGAGCTTACAACGGCAAGAAAATCCGGAAATTTCGTCATGCCGCTTTGCACTCTGTCAGCAAATTCATTGTGCATCTGCTGTTCTTTTGCAGTTTGCGCCGACCTTTGATTCTGCTGTTGCTCTTCAACCATGGTCTGCACAACGAAATTTTTAAGCTGACTTTGCCAATTTCCACCATCTGCCGGGTCGTACTCAAAGCCAGCTTGTGCCGCTTGACGTTCTTGTGCCTGTGTTGGCTGAATGTTCCTTTCGGAGCGCGCCAATCTTTCTCTGACAGTTTGATTTATTCTGTCATTAACTTCTTCTTCAGTGTACATCTTCTTTGGAGAAACTTCGTTTCCGTAATCATCAACTTCTTTGATTTTCTCGGGAACTGTTTCAATGTTATCGTCGTCAATGTCACCTTCTTCGTCACCACTGTTGAACGAAGCATCTTCTACTTCTTCAGCGCCTTTATCTTCTTCGTTGTAAATCTCCGCTTCAGAATTATCAACGCTTTCAGGCGTTTCCGGATGCGTTGAGGTTTTCGCGCCGGCTAATACATCATCTATACTGCTATAATTGCCCACTTGTCTCTCCCATTTTGTTTATTAAGATTTTAGTCATATTGTCAGCATGTGAAATTGCATTGTCGCTTCGTGTTCTGTCTGTTTCTGCAAGATATCTCAGTTTTGCTTCTTCTAGCTGCGCAGCAAGCTCAAGTTCTTTTCCTTGCAGCATTAATAAGGTTTGATGAGTTTTTGCTTCGTATTCAGCAGTTTTAATTTCTAACTTTTTCTTTTCAATTTCTATTTGTTCTTTTTTGAATTGAATTTCAGCCATTGCGGCCTGGTCTTGCGGGCTCGGACGCTGGGTTTCTTTAGGCATTTGCCCGGTTTTCCCTGCTTGCAAAATCTCCGCTGGAACTATAGTTTTCAGGCGATTTTTTATTTCAGTTGTGTTCGTCAAAGGAAGATTTTCAGCGTATAAATCAGCAATTAGATTCAGCAATTGCGGATTGGCGCTAAGGATCATGTTTAAGCTTTCAAGAGCTTGAGCTTTTTGTCCTTCATAACTTGGCCCCGCTTGAAGTCTTACTTCAAAAGTTCCTTTCGATAAGTCATTTTTTATTTTTGCGCCATACTCATCAAGTTGCTCATTAACTTTTATGACTTTTCTGCCTTCGTCTGGCGTCATTAAGTTCATAACGCGTTCAGTGTCGTACACACGAGAAATCATTTGATTTGTAATCTTGCCGCCCGCTGTTATTGCTCTATTTACAGAGTTAAAAGCGACATATGTAGTGTAGCTTCCTTGTCGCGTTCTAGCGTCAATCGCTGCACCTGAAACTTCGTTTCCTTGCTGTCCAAGGCGAGTTGGGTAAAGTCCCGTTGACGTGTACATGTCTTCGATTGCGCGTTGATACTGCGTCGTCAAGCTTTGAGAAAGTTCAGGCGGCCTAATTTGTTCCGGCTTCGCGCCAGTGGGCGATTCATCATATGCAAGCATGCCTTGAACTGCGCCGGGGTCAGTCCATATTTGCTGAGTATCCATACTTTGTACGTTTTTCTTGCTGCCGATAAACTGATCGTATCTAGAGATTTTTAAAATAAAGGCTGACTGAGTTCCTAGATAATTCAGATATCTTTGTGCATCTAGGGCGTCGATGACGAAAGGTCTGCACACTTGTTTGCCATTTCTGTCGTAGTAACAGTTTTGATCCATGAAAATTACTGGAAGATCTTCCGAAGGAAATTCAGACTTCTCTAAAACATAATCACCTGCGATTTTGTAGTGCATTATCTTTGACCGCTTTGACGGTCTTTGATCTTCGATGCGCACAGGCTTACCTTCGTCATACAAAGTCATAATGTTTTCATCTTCAGATTGCATCGCTTCATCTTCAGATTGAATCATTCCATCTTCAGGCTGCATCATTTGGCCTTGATCTTGATCTTGACCTTGCATCATCTGACCTTGATCTTGACCTTGACCTTGCATCATCTGAGCTTGAGCTTGAGCTTGCATCATCTGACCGCCGCTTGCTTGATCAAACCCGGCAATCAATCCTAACTCAAAATCTTCCTCACGTTTTTGTTTTCTAAACTTACGTGATGACGCAACAAGTTCTTCCATTTGCTTTTCGTCAATTACTCTACCGTTTGACAGCTTATAAAGCGTGTCGGGAGTATACTTTCTTGCGTAGTGATCGATGATCGTAACGCCATCATTATCAGCCCAAGAAAATGGATCGTTACTAAAGCCGGAATTTGTTGGCTGAACAGAAAGGGCAATCTCATCTTCACCCTGTCTTACTCCGTAAGATTTTAATACGTCTTTTTCGATTTTTTTGCCGTACATTTGCTTGAATTTTTTGCGCGTCATTCGGCTGATGAAGCCTGCATGCATGCCGTCAGTTTTATCTATCTTTTCAGCGCCAACATCCCAATATGCCCTAGTCGAGTCTTTCAAATAGTGATATGTAATATCTTGTTCAAACGACTTATCATGAAGATACTCAGTTCCGATCACAAATGCGCCAAATCCACCTACGTACGACTGTGCAGCGGCAACTTGATAAACTGTTTTTGCATCATTAGAAAGCATAATGTCTTTTACAATAACCTGCCGAATTGAAGCTGTTTCTGCATCGCAGTCTGACAGCGGTACGATTTCAAGTTGCGGCGTGTTTTGCTGCTGCTCTCCTAGCAACGTATTTACAAGCGTTGCTAGTTTATTAAACTGCAAAGGAACCTTCTTAAAAGACTTGAGCATCTCTGACTCATCGTCTTCCCATTGCTGTCCCAATACAAATTCGTGCATACGATGATATTGATCAATGTTGAACTTAAAATATTCTCGCCATTTCTCAACTGCAAGTTTTGCGCTTTTTGCGATTTTATCAGACTTTTTTGCTTCGTGCATGACCGTCCTTAAATGAACATTCCGCGCGCTGCGCGCGGGATAAAGTTTGGAGTGTAAGCATTTGAAAAATTAATAGTGTCGTCAATTAATCCTAATTTTACAGCGTCGAAACATGTGTCGCAAATGTCATCCCATCTGTGCGTATCATTAGCCGTGATTTTAAGCATATGATCTACACACATTTTGACATGCTTTGCACCCTCCGTGAAGGTTACAAGCTTTCCCGCTATGAACGGCTGCATCTCAAGATATCTTGTGGACTTGGAGCCCGATGCCGCCGTTCTTTTTATTTCGCGAATTTCCAAGCCTCTTAAGTCTTGAAGTATGCTTATCAAAGTTGTGCCCGTTGATTTTTTTTCTATCGCCGCAATCAGAGGCTTTGTTTTGTGTCGCATGCAATCGTAATAAAAAGATAGAAATTCATTTTTCAGGTCTTTTGGTTCGACTCGTATCTCTACGCAGTCTATCCAGTGCAAAGCCATTCTACCTGTCTTTTGCTCACCCTCCAGCACTTCATAAAGTCCCCAAAAGCTAAAACAACTAGAGTCGTTATAGTTTTTTGCGGTTTCTGCCGTGTCTGCTGTTATGAAAGTGCAGATAAAGTCAGGCTCTTCTAACAGTCTCAAGAAATTATTATCTTTATATAAAGCGCCGCCTGCTGGGATTGGATCTTGCTGATACTGCGAAGCAAAGACATAAGGGTTTTTATCCTGCTTTTCTAGAAGAGAAGCTAGAGAGTTCACCTCCGGATATAATGCATGCCCTTTGTCGTCAATGCCTTTTAAAATTATCGGCTTCCAAGTTCTTTCGTCTTTTCCACTTAGCATGTAAGCAGGCAAGTCATCTTCGTGTAATCGCTGTCCAATGAAAATAATCGGAACATTGGGCCCGCGCGGTCTTTGTAAAATAGTTTCGCGATAGTTATCAATGACTGCTTGGCGTATCGTTGATGAGTGGACCTCGTCTGGCTTATGCATGTCATCTAAAATTATCGCACCGGAAAAATGATCTAGGTTCGGAAGTCCGGCATCTTGCCCTGTGATTGCACCAGAGGACCCAAATGCTTTTACTGACGCTCCTTGATCTGTTTGAAAGTGATCTTTCGCTTTGCTATCAGAACGCACAGTTATGCCAAATACACTTTTGTAGAAATGATTCTGTATAATCCTTCTTGTGAATTCCGTGTGTTTAGTTGCAAGCGTTTTTCCGTACGAAATATAAAGATACTGAGAGTTTTGATATCTTGCCATTGTCCACGCGACAAAAAAAGCACAAATAGTTGATTTCCCAGACCCGGGAGGAACATTACAAAGCACAGATAGTGACTGTAACTGCGCAGCAAGAGTCAGCTCTTTGCTTATCGTAATAAAGTGCGACTCTCTCCCCGTAGGTGCGCTCATTATAAAATCCCGGCCCGTCACGAGCGGAAAAAAAGTCTGCATGAAAAAAAGAAAGTTCGTTAAGAGACGAAATTTTAATTGGGCTTCAGCTTCTTCGCTACTGTCACTTAAGCTCATGCAGTAAGTCCGAAGTTCGCTTTTCGATTCTTTCTTG